ATATAATATCGTTATAACCAATAATTCGTGAGAATCTTGATAATGTTCTGTATGTTTTATTTGAAGTCATGTCGAAAAAGGGCATTGATGTGTCAAAACTCATATCTTTTAATATGTTCAACACTTCCCAAGCAACTTCATTAGCAACCGTCATTCCCTGATCGTGCGTAACCGTTACATCAACTTCGATTGTCATTAAAACCGCATTGATTGCTTTACCCTCAAGGTCTTTGCCTTGTTCTACTGGTTGTAGAAATGTAACCAAAACATTAGGAAACTTTGCATCTGTCATAACAGTTGTGTCTTGTGTGACATTCAAATCAGGGTAACTCGCACGAAGTTTAGTTAATAACTTTGCTTTTAATTTAGAATATATGGTTGTCTGTCTATCCAACACCCATGTATTATCGTACATATTAACCACCTAAAACTCGTCTAATTATGTTTCCAGCCTCTTTTACCAACGTAACGTAAGCAGTGTACATAGGTCTTGTAGGTCTTTCGCCCAAACTATGAAAAGGTTTACCATTTTCTGTCCATGACCAACCTTTACGGTTAAAGGCATGACCGTACTTGTTTAACTTACCTTGACCGCCTCTGTCATCATCGGAATTATTCTCTGCGTACCAACCTGAACCGAACTCTGCCATAAGAACTGGTGAAATATCTTCAGTTTTTCCACCATCCCATTCACTTGTTACATCTTCTGAACTTGCAGTTACCGTAAGTGTTTTACCATCGACTTCATGCGTAACATCAATAAATGGCGAATACTTACCGCAATATTGCTTTGCGACTTCCTCTGCTCGTTCACCGCAAGCATCGAGTACCGCATGACTGCCTTTTTCAAGGGCATCCTCACATTCAGTTTTTATGTTGTAAAAAGTAGCATTAGTTCCATAAGCCAGTGTAAATGTGGCGTTCATTATCTGATCACCTTGCCTAAAATATACTTATCAGAATTGAGAGAACTTTTAACCTTTATTACACGATAATCAGCAGAACTTTCTAAAGCATAACCATCATCATCAGTTTCCGGCTCAGTTTCATGCCAAATAAGGCTTTTTTCATCAATCGGAATCTCACCATGTGATGTAACCAAAATTGCTTCATAATTCTCAGTGGATACACCATACTCAACGTTGTTTATGTCACCACCGCTAAGAGTTATACTTCCATGAAATTCTACTGGTTCATAATAACCGTCTTTATTCTGCCCTAATTCTTCGTAATAGACCGTTGGGGGGTTAGTTGTTGTATCTGTGTACGCAACAATTTTATTTCCGTCTGAATCAAGTTTGTATATCGGTGTGCTTTCACGATACAGAGCATAATAAAGAGTTTGCTTGTTTTTATTCAGTGTCCTCATCACTACTCTCCGTATCTTCTTCCTCAACAATCATTGATGACGGAACGCTTGCAAATGGTGTAACACCATTCCACAAGGTTTTTCTGTCAACATAGGTTCGACTTATACTATTTTCAGTGTGACTTGCTTCACCCTCTGCACCGATCAGGTTGTAATCATATCGTGCAACGTTCATAACCTGAGGATAGAAACGTTCAATGTCTGATTCAATCTGAGAATCTGTCATTGTTGTGCCAGCGTAATTGCGAATATTCATCAACTCTTTTACTGCGAGTTTAACTTTAATTGCAAGAACATTGGCATCAAAAGTTGCGTCATTCTCAAGTTCCGTAGTCAAATCATCCGTTATTTCAGTTATAAAAGAGTTAACATTTACTGCCATATTACAATCCTAACTTCTCAATGAGAATTTTCTTGATTTCTGAACCAGTTAAAAGGTCTGCGTTCTCCACACCTATTTCTTTAGCAATTACACGCAATTCAGCAGTAGACTTTCTGTTAATCTCTGTCTTTGTGTATTTGCTTTCTTCTTTTATTGAATTTTCTTCGACAACTTCTACCTTAACTTCTTCTTCAACAATTTTAGGGGCAACCATTTCGGCTACCCCTTTATTGTCATTAGTATTAGTATAGTGTCTGCGAAGCAACATTCCCATAACACTTTCCCCTTATGTTTTATGCCTGATATGAAGCAAGAACTACCTTACTGTCATTAGAAAGAGCAACACCGTAATGCTCGTTTGCTGAGATTACAGTTGTTCTCTTTAAGATATCTCTGTCGGATTCAACCATAACTCCACGCTTCATGTAGATTGTAAGAGCAGACTGTGTTCTTGCAAAATCATCAGCGTTAACATCCTGATTAGGGTCATAAGTATCAACCACAACAATAGGGTTAACAAAGTAAGCATTTGCAACCGCCTTAACGAACTTGCCTACTACGATAGGAACAACCTTACCGTTAGAATCAGCACCGTACTTTCCAGCGTATGTTGAAATGTTTGCATTTGTTACTTCTGTGTAACCAGTATCAGTAGCATCCTTAACAGTGTACTCAACCTTTTTAACTTTCTTTGACTTGATTACCTGACAACCAGCAACCTCACCAAATACACCATTCATAACAACATCTAAGGGATATTTGTTCTTATCCTTGAAGTCTGAATCCTTGCGAAGTGTACCAACCTGAGCGGGGTGAACGAAAATAACCTTTGCAGTATTTTCGTCATTCTCATCTGCGAATACATCAACTGCGTCTACAACACCATTGTAAGAAATCTTACCAGCAGTGCCATCGTATGAAAGTGAAGCGTCATAAAGTTTGTCAACACAATCGTTGTCAACCTTAGATGCAAGTGACATATTAATCTGCTTTACAGATTCTCCAACTGGGTCACCATGACCAGCAATAACTGCCTTATCAGAAATTTCGATTGCCTTACCAATTTCCTTAACAGTTACAGTTGTTGTTGAAGTTGTTAACTGTGCAGTACCCATTGCAACTGCTTCTGTAAGGTCATCACCATCACCAATGTAAGCGAACTTAGGAACTGTGATTGTGTCACCCTCTGATGCTTCAAGTGTGCTATCAACTGATGCGATAGGGCTAAACTTAATTGCTTTAGGAAGATTAGCAGAAATCATGTCTGCCATTACCTGAGGGTCAACTAACTGTGCTAATTTTGTAATTGCCATATTTTCTTCTCCTTGTTTTTAACTTGTTAATCTTTTATAAAGGTCAGGGTCTTTTGTTGCCAATTCAACCCTTGCCCTATAACCTAATTTATCGAACTGTTCCTTAGTCATTTCTCCGTTGTTGGAACTGTTCTGTGGTTTAGGCATAGACTTCAACAATGCCGACTTCTCGGTAGCAACTGAATTATCAAGGATTTTTGCAAATACATCAAAAAGTGAATCGTAGTCACCATCTGTAAGTGCTTTCGCTCCCTCACTGGCTAAATCATCACCACATCCAAGTTTCAAGAACTTTTTCTCTGTTGCAACAATCTGCCTCTCTTTTAGGAGTTCTGCGTTCTGTGCTTTAATGTCCTCAATTTCTTTTGCTTTGAGTTCATCTTCGCTCATTCTTGCACGTTCTCTCTTGGTTGCTTCGCCAAGTTCATGCAATTTGTTATCGAGCGTTCCTTTGAGTTTTGAGTATCTTGCTTTTTCTTTCTCTAATTCTGCTTGCAAGTCCTCAATTGTTTTTGAGTTTGTTTCAACATCAGGTGTCTTACCCTCTGTTTCAACCGTTGTGTTCTCGGTCATTACTGTTGTTTCTTCTGCCATAATTCTTTCCCTTGCCTTTCTGCGTTTATTAACGTGCTTCTCTGCACAAAAGATATATGTGTGTTTAGGGTCATTCTCTTGACCTTGTTACTGCTAATCTATTCACAAATACTCACATACACATCTGCAATTTATGATTTCCGATGGATCAGGTTCATAAGTCAAATCATGTGGGTATTGCATTACTGAATCTCCAACAACAAACACATCGTCTATGTCTATTGTTTCTTGTTCCAGTTCCAAGTGTGTAGGTCTAACTCTATCGTCTAATTCGGTTAACCAACGCTTCTGTGTACAACCACTTGCAACTGCGTCTATGTAATCACTATGATTGAATACTGTGTTCGCTTCGTTCTCGGCTATAAGCGTTGCTCTATCTTGCGACAACCAATATTCACTTTTTTCAAGGTTTTTTATCGTGGTTTGTACCACTTCTTCAACCATTTTCTTTAAGTGCTTATCAATCTGATCATCAATAACCACTCTCTCAGAAACTGCATTAAATAAATCCTTGTATACGGATTCTTGCAATTCCTCAACTCTATCAATGTATTCAGGTAACAAAACAAATAGCACCAGCATGGCATCTTCAATGTCCTCTGCAAGTGCTATTCTTTCACGCTTTTGCGTGTCTGTTATCTGCATTATTCCAAAAAAATCTTTATACGGTATTGAACGGTTTTTCTTGTTTCCACTTCCGGTTGATTTGAGATTGTTTAATTCGTCAAAATCAAGAATTGATGTACTTGGCATTTTCAACACCACCCATCGTAGAAGCAGTTAAGTTAATTCCAGCACCAGTAGCGTCAACATTTACCTTGTTGTCGATTTGCTCCGTTTTTCCAAGAAGCACATCATCCATACGCTCTTTACTGTCCTCATATACCGTTTCAACATCGTTAAACAAGTCAACCACTCTCATAGCGTGTAATGGTTCAATACCCATATTAAGCATTGTTGCTAATGAGTTTGTTCTGCTTGCGATATCGTATGTTCTATCTCTTGAGAACTCTATATCAATGTCATTGACTTCAAGTGTTTTTATCTCAGCGTCAATGTTCGGTGATAATTTAATGATTCTCAAACAAACATCAAGCAGTTTCATTGCAGAACGAGTATAAAGTGATTCCATTGCTTTTGCTCTTGATTCCGCTTGTTCATAACCGTTCGACAAGTACATAGCAGAACCAGTGTTACCACCAGTAGACTTATCTCTGCCCGGAACACCGCAAATCTGCAACAACTGTTTGTATAAATAATCAACGTAAGTCTGCGTTTCTTTTTGGTTAAGGGTCTGCGTTAAGTATGTGAGTTTAGCATCCTGACCATTACCAGTAGATTTTGTAAATACAAAACCATTTCCCTCTGCTAATTCTTTTTGAGCGTTTTCGTCTAACTCTGCGTTGTGCATCCACAAGATTGATTGAACAAATTGTGCAATATCATTCGCCCTATCAGAATTAATGAGGTTAATTGCGTCAAGGAGGGGTATAACCTTTTCAAAACAACCCATTAAATCGTCATTACTATGAAATTCAACAATCGGTATAGCACCGATAATGTTTACCGTTTCAACTGGATTAGTTGCTTCGTCAAGTCTGAACTCAAATACCGAATTTTCTGAGTAAGCAGTGATTTTCTTAATCTCACTGTCTTTCAGAACTTTGTAGGTTACTGCAAGTAAAGGCTTCGCATAAGCGTCATTTGAGTAAACAACAAATGTGTTAAGCGGATTTAATACCAGCAAGTCAAAGGGCGAAAACTCAAGCGGATTTGACTTAGGCAAGCAAGCCATATAGCCAAGACCACAAATATAAAAGTTTCTAAACAGTTCAATGTCCTTTGAGTGTTTGAACTCACTTGTAAACATTTCGTTGAGTTTAACAATCCTACGGTCAGAGTGCTTATCTTTGCTCAAATCACCAAAAATGCTCCTTGAAACGAGGTTTATCGGATTACCAGCCTGATAACCAACCGTAAAGTCAACGATTTCACTTGCATGGTTCTCAACCATACGGAAGTCGATTTCCGGTCTAACTTTCTTTTCACGATAAAGAATTGTCTGATCACCTTTTTCGTACTCAAACAACTTTTTCATTTCGATACGGTTCGCTTCGTGAGTAGTCATTGCACTACGAACAACCGCTTTGATGTTATCAATGGTAATCTGCTCAACATCTGTATATATTTTTCGTCTGCCTAAATATGCCATGTGTTCACCCATTAAAAAAAGCACCCCCAACGGAAGTGCCTCTCGCATTTGTTCAACCATACCATATCATTAGCGTTTTTTCGTGTAAATAGAACATATCGTACCGTTTCGTACC